TTGCGGCGGGTGCGCCGCCCCGATTTCTTGACCATCGAAAACTCCTTCTCGCCAAGCCTGCCTCGGCCCAGCATCTTGCCCGGAGTTTCCACTTATCGCACTGTTCAAAATTGCGAGGCCACTTCTACCTCTGCTACCGCGAGCGCATTAACTGTATCAGTCAGCGGTCGCACATTATCGGCGCTGAGTGCGGCCGTCACTTTCGCGAGCAGCGCCGCACTTGCGATTCCAACTGGATTTGGCGCCGGCCCCGGCTGTACGGTGATCGGTCCCGTCAGCACGTACACACTCACCTGTCCGGGTGCGGGCGAAGTAATTTGCGCATCCGCGACCGACGGGTCCACGCTCAGCGTGAAATAACGGTACGAACCTTCCGGTCCCGCTACGCTGAACTGGTTCGGCGCCGCCTGTATCCGCGCGCGTAAATGCTCGTCGGTTTCAGGAGAAGCGCCATCCCCACTTACTGTCGTATTAGTCACTGCTTGAATCAGCACACTTGGATTCAACTGCACATTGATCTGACCCACCAGGTAACCATCGGCCCCGACGCCTGGAACAGTAGCTATCGCGAGTATTGTTCCGGTTACCGAGCCTGGCGGAAATGTCAGGTCCGAGGTGGTTGCAAACACGAATTGTCCGTCGTTGGTTCCCACCTCGGTGCCAGCGGTTATCGTGTAAGAAACGCTGAGGGCGTTTGCCAAGGTGAATTCAAGTGTCGTGCTGGAGCCTTGTGCCGGCAAGCGTGTTACGCTCAGCAATTGGCCAAGATAATCGAGCATCGGAAACGCGGCATAGGCGAGCAGATTTTGCTGGCCTGCGTACTGAATCGCATTGCGCACCAGCGATTCTCGATAGGCATATAGATTAATGAGTAGTCGCTCGACCTGAGCAGGCTGCAAAGTGCGGCCCGCAGCCACCTGGAAGGCCGCAACCATGTCCGCGAGAATTAGGTTGGGATCGAGTCCATCGGCGTCGTTGAGGAAAACCGGTGGCGGAAGGGCTGGGATTCCGGCTGCCATCAGCGTTCATTTCTCCAAGTGTTGGTGTTGAGTCTTAGATGCATTGGAGGGCCTTACGATTTTCAGGGAGCTGGAATTGTCACTAATATCGACTGTGGCTGGGCGAATGGCGACGTTGGCGCTCCGCGAATGGTTAATTTAAGCCGCCATGTCACCCAGATATTGAGATGCGCCCCCGCTTGTGCGTCTCCACCCAGAACGGGTGTCACATTGATCGATACTAACGTCACGCGTGGTTCCCATCGCAAAATCGCTTCGGTTACCTCGCGCACGATTTCTGGGATCGCCGCGTTTATCGGTGCGTCTATGTAGCGCCAGACATCGGCGCCGAAGGTTGGCCGCAACGGATCGCTTCCCTTGGACGTGGTCAGGATAATCTGTATGCATTGGTTCACATCAGCGAGGCCTTGCACGACATTTCCGATGCCTGATCCCGGCACTCCCTGGATGTCCAGCGCCAATGACCAGTCGGCCGAGGCGATATCGGCCAGTGTAGTTGCCCCGGTACTCATCGCGGTTTGCAGAGCGTCCCGTTACCTAGTTCGCTTTTCATCCAGCATTTACCTTTGTGCTTCCACTGACTATCTGACCCGTTCCCGCCGGACATATGGTCGTATCGCCTATGCGAGCGATCGCAGGGCCGCCGCCGGCTGACACGAGTTGACCCGCTGCGTCGATAGCCACATTTCCAGATCCATCGATCGCGATTGATGCTCCGTTCGCCGCGATAGTCACAGTGCCACCATTTGGAATAGTCATTTGAAACGAATGGGCCGATCGGTCATATTCGAAAGTGGCACCGTCCTTGAATCCCCAATGCAGTTTGTCCACGCTCGCGACAGGCGGACGGTCGGCGTTCGAGTATATTGCGCCCAGAACGGCTCCATCTTCGTCATATTCATCCATCGTGCAAACGACTTGCTCGCCGACGTCAGGGAGCCAGTATGCCTTGTCGTTTTGCGTTTTCGCGAAAATCACCGGCAGCCACCAACTCTGCAACTGGTCACGATCCGGGAACGTCACGCGCACTCGTGCGTTGACAGCATCTTGTGCCTTCACGATCCCGACTCGGTACACTGCTATATCTCTCCTAGCTATCATTGGTGTTGGTTGCTGTATTCCGAGCGAGTATTCAGACTGAAGGGTATCGGCGTAGCCGCACCAATTCAACTACGGTCGTGAAGGTTTGGCGATCGGTGTCGTTCAGACTGCCAGTGGCGTTTACCGCATCGAGCGAGGCGTTCCAGATGCCCAAAGGGCCGCCCGCGGGAGTGATGTAGGTAGATGAATAAACTCCACTCCTGAGTTTTACACTCGTTTGTGCGGCAACCCGCGCGTTGCCGATTTGCAATCCGACTGATATCAGCGTCCCTGTAACGATGGTGCTCGCGTTTGCGGCCAACACGGCCCGTGGTTCCGTTTCTGATACTCAGTATCGCCGTCAGCAAATTCGCACTAGCCGTGCCCGCGCCAAATACCGTAATCTGCCGGCTCGTGTCAGCCGCGATCAAGCTCGCGGATAATGACGTGAGCGTCGCCTGCCCTGAGATAGTCGCGCCGTGACTCGTGTGGCGAGTTTCACCAATCATTCCCGCATACCAACTCGTAATCGGCGCCGCCGCATTCGCCAGGCCACACCGCGGGAGATAATTCTTGCATGCGGTTGCGACGAGATTGTGAAACGACTCCGCGCGAACCGTGTGTCCCAGCCCATCACGGATGATTAGGCGATGAGATACCCTCAATCGAACGCTATGTTCGCCTGGAAGCGGTCTGAGACAGCCGTCAATGGCAAAGCAAGCTTCGCGCTTCCTGGCGGTCGACCTGATTGAAGCTGACATTCTCATTATATGGTCTTCTCCATTCGCTCAGGGGAGGCGAGACAATTGGCAAAGGGAGTATTCAGTTATCCCGTGACCTTGAAGTAAGTTAGGGAACCCAGCTAATTCGGCAGCCGATTATTCGCGCGCGCTCATTCGACACGGCGCATTGTTAGCTCAGTCGTGAATCCAGTGGTTCGCTCCAATCGATGGCGCGCGCTTTCAATCAGGTAGGTGCCGTCATTGAATCCGAAGTCGGTAATCGTAACCGTACTACCGGCTGCATAAACGGTTGCACCAACCGCGGTGAAGGTCGCATACGCACGGACCATGTTCGCAGCGTGCAGAGCACTCGTGGCCTTAAAAGTCGCCTGCTGGCTGTTTTCGCACCGAGTTACAAGCTTAAGTGTATCGCCGGTTGGTGTCGGCACGGTCTCTGCTACTCTCTGAGTTATTAGCTGCTTGGCCTCGGGCAGGAGGTATGAAACCTCGGAGGCCTTGTAAATGCGATGCGTCTTCAGACGAAAATCGAAGCGCAGCAAATCGGCCCGCGAGATCGTTGCCACAGGTGCCGAGCTCTCCAACGATTCTCGTGAGTAGAACACGAGTTGTTTACCGCGAATCGTGAACTCGTAATTGTGCTGTCGTGCCAGTCTTTTTAGAAACGCGAGATCGGTCTCCTGACATTGCGTGACGCGAGCAAACGCTGGGACTCGGGAACTATCGGTCGCGATCACGGTCAGCCCGTACTTCGATGCGATTGTAGCGGCGATCTGTGTCAGGGTCTGATTTTCATATCCGGCACTGTTCGCCGTGCGCATAGCCGGCGTGATGTAGGCCGCGAGGCACCCGATCTGAAAAAGATCGGGCGGCCCGATTAGTGAGAGATCGTCAATTTGAAAATCACCGCATGGAAGTAAGGGGCCGTCGGTATACCCAATCATCAAATTGATTTGGTCGCCTTCTACAGGCTGCCAGGGTCCCTGCCATCGCTTTTCATGATCTTCCAGGGCGACTTCAAGTGTTCCGGACGCACCGTCCAGATGGTCCAGATATGTTATCGACGTCACCATCTGAGAGATGTTGGTCGTAATGTTGACACCTTGATAAATGAGCACCCACTCTGGTGAGCGCACCGGAAATGCATTCGTGCCAGCCATCTAACGTGCATCCTTCTTTGGTTCAACGCCGCGCTGGCGTATCGAGCCACGCTTATTCATTGGCCCAGCTTCCACGGTGGCAAATCGGATGTAACACTCTGGCTCACTTGTAGGAGTGGTATTGCAATTTGAAGGCCGGCTTCGAATGTGGGTTCGATTGCGATAGTCGGATTCGCCATGATTATGGGGGAGTATAAGCTGGCATCTCCATAGTAGGTCCACGCCAACAGATCCCAACGTTCTTCGGATACGGTAACATAAGCTATAAATTGCGCCTGAAGCATCGTGTATTATTCCTTAGGCGTCGCTAGGAGCAAGTAATAACGCAACGGCGGCCCTGTCGAGCGGATCATTGCTCTAGCGCGGCGCGCGCACGATCACGCTCGGTGCTACATCTCCTACGTTCAAATGAATCGTTGGCACGCTAGCAATGCCGGGAATGTTGAGTAACGGCGATACCCCAGGTGACGCGATTGACGGCGGCAGATAGTTGCTCGCCGGTGTGCTGAGAGCAGCTCCCAAACCGCCCGCGCCGGCATTCGTAATTGAACTCGTCTTGGTCCCCGGTGGTGCCGCGACAATACCGATTAAGGGAAATAATGCGACCGGAGTGGTTGTCGAACTGATCTCGGCCTCGAACGCCCATTCCTTTAGACTGACTCGCATCGTTATCGCAATCAGTCTGCCGTCGGCGCTCATTTGGCTTGACGTCGTCCGAATCGCCAGTACGATAAAATAACCGCGATGCACACCGTTTCCGAATACCAGCGGGCGCGCATTATGGTCATCTGCAGCCGCAGTAAGCGCATCAAGCTGTGCCGATGGGTCGGTGAAAGAAGCATGGAAATGATAATCGATTTCAAGCGACTCAAGGGCCGTGGCGACCCACTGCAATTTGGGCCGATCTTCGACGACTCGATGCTCGGCATAATCCCACGACCGAGACGATTCGAATCCGCTCGGAGAACTCAAAACCTCGAATAAAATTTCACCGAATACTGCGAACATGTGTCACTCATTAATGGAATCGTACTAAGGGCTTTGAAGACGAGCGCGCCGTAGACTACTCGATAGTCGATCAGAAGACCGCGCGGCGCTGCATATGCAATTCGCGGCCAATTAGGCGAATGAGTTCGTGGCTGTGCCGCCTGATCGCTTCTACTACTTTGCGCTCGATGCTGTCGTGTTCAGATTCACTCTGAACCACGACCGTCGGCGAAAAATTGACGGTGAACGGATTACGCATCTCGCCGGAGTTGTCGCTAAATCTTGAAGTGAGTGGATGGGCGCGCGTCGGATGAGCGATCTCCGATTGCGGTGGAGCTGACCGTCGCCTGCGCAACTGCGCGACTAGCCTGGCCGCAGGCGAATCCTTGGTCAAAGTGTTAGAGAGCATCCCGGCAGCGCCAGTTGAATTCAGGTGATGTTGCGGATGGCGTTGATCTACGGATCGTTTTTCGATGGAACTGGGAGGTGATGATTCACGCGCAAGAAGCGATCCGAGATATCTATTTGCTCGACCTGCCGTCAGCTTGCCTTCTGAAAGGGAATGTTCAGTCGGTGCAATAGGCGTTCCCGCGGAGGTTCGGGCCGAAAATACGGCTTGAGCTTCGAGTGATGGGCGAATCGCGTGAACCAATTTATTCACACCCTCCCACAGATCAATCAATGGTCGAATCATTTCGCGGAGCCCACTGGGTTGCGAGCCGCCACCTGGCACTTTGCTGCTGCCAGATGTCACGAAGGACGTCTGGCGGCGACTCATTGATAATTGACGGTTTGCGGTGAGCCAAAGTGGGCGCGGCACGGATTCCGGTCCCGGCGAAGACAGATTTCGCAGAGCTATAAGTCGTTGATGAGTAATTGTCCAATCGCCCTGTCCCTCAGGAGTGTGTACCTGGATAGCCCTCGCCCTTTCATGCCGTTTAACTGCGCTGCTCTCACCAGGTATCGCCGGTCCGTAGGTGGCGTTGCGGTTCCATCCCGGTGGTCGCAACGCAACGTCAAAGCGACGGCTTGTAGGTAGGTGGTCACGATTCGAATAGTCATTATTTATGCGGAATGGCGAGGGCAGATTTATAAGGTGTGTGTCACGAGCTGTTATTCGGCCGAATACAAGTGTGTCCTTTTCCATCATGTATTTGCGAGAGCAGTAAGTATTCTCGTGCGAACCAGGCCGGCTTAGTGGCGAGAGATTTGGGAATTGAGGGTTTAGCCCCGATTCTCCGCGCTAAAGTGACAATATCGGCTAGCCGACTGCTTTCGATCGAACGTGAGCGCGACGCAAGATCGGACCGCGAATGTCCCGTCTTTAGGTGATCGTTAGGTCTACCGGACATCGCTCCCTACTCCTGAACCGAGCGATCGATATTGCGATCGGAACCGCGAGGCTTCGCAAGCGCGACCCGAAGCTCTCGCCCCATGACTTCGAATCCATTGAGCTCACCGACAGCCGTCTCCGCGTCCTCACCGGTCATCATCTCGACAAAACCGAAGCCGCGAGATATCCCAGTCCAGCGGTCTCTAACCACCTCCGCATTCTCCACTCCGCCAATCTGCGCAAACGTCTGTCGCAACAGCGAATCGGTCATTTCAAAATTGAGATTCCCGGCATAAAGACGTTTGCTCATAACCGCTCCGTCAGTGTCCGTGTTGGTAATACTTCTCCATTGACGGTAGGCGCTTCGACCGTTAGGTAGTCGGAGGTAGCCTTGGCCCAATATGAGAGTTCGTCTATCCCCATCATTCCCAATTCCGTGTGGGGGAATCCGAAGGCGATAAGTCCGGTGATTGCGCGGCGGAGAGAGGTTCTCTATATTCCTCTGTGAAGCCGCGGGATTCGGAAAATTTTCACGGCCCTCGCTTACCCCCGTGACCTCTGCTTCCAGCGCCAGTACGTCGTCGAGGTCCATTTCCAGTACATTTTCATAGACCAGCGGCTTGCCATCGATTCGAGTCAATTCGGCAATTAGCGCGAACGAGACCGACATCGGCTCCGCGTTACCCGCTACTGCGCGATGTGCCCGCATCAAGTCTCGCCCCTTGCCCTTCCGCACTTCTGCCTGTTTGCCTGACGGTAGCCTTGTCGTCCGTGTAACCTCAGTCATCGCGTCTCACTCCTACCTTTTATTGATCAGCAACTATATTGACTTCCCGGGAAAGAGAACGGTGACCGAGTGCAGAAATGAGACGCTCACGAAGCGTAACGTTAACTCGGCAATATCCGTCATGCGTTCTCTTCCCGGGGTTTAATGCAGTGTGAGTGTGCGAGCAAAAGCCAAATCGCTGGCGGATACGATAGACTTCAAAATGACTGTTGTTCATCCTAGAATCCAGCTTAGCCACCTAGATTGGTC